AACTGCTTGTACTTGACCAGCGAAACCTGCATGTGCGAATCTAACTTCAGCGACATTCATAGAAAATGCACGTTCTCTACCTGTATTATCGGACAATCCTGTTAATTGTTGATTCCGTCTAAGAACCGAATCAACTCGATTATGAATTATACTCCTCTGTAACTTAGCTTCTTTCTTTGTCTCCTTCATAACTAGAACAGCAATGTAGACCGTATACTTCTTTTCAATGGCACCTATCTGCTGATTTCCTGCAACCCAACCATAAGAAGAAACAACAATAGCGGGGTAATCCGCAGGCTCATTCCAGTCTTTTAATTCGTCAGCAATATTAACAACAACATTCTCAGAAACATCTTCAATAGTTGCTTCAGTAATTAATTCGATTATCTTTTCTTCTATAATTGAGTCCATTATCTTCTACCCCCCGCATCTTTGTCCAACATAGTGCCTTCAGTAATACCAGCCATAATCTCTCTTCTAATATTTCCTTTTTCACTGTTAGTTAAATCACTGGGTTTTACAGGTAAGAAAGGTCTAGCAGGGATTTCAATGCCTCGCCCCCAGCCGTTTAATGTGCCTAAAAGCTGCGTATAGAACTCATCCTTAACACTTTCTCCGCGCTCATTAACAGCAGTAATCTTCTCCCCACTCAGAATCATACGAGCATAATTCCCTGTTTTACTGACCTCAACCATTTGCAGTGGGTCATGTACTGCTTTATATAAAGCACCACTCATAAAAAGAATTGGCTCTGGTTCATATCCTTGCATTATTCTCCACATTTCTTCTTCTGTAGATAGACTGGGCCAATCTCCTAGTGGCCCTTTTTCTTCACGAAAATACCTTGTAATCGGCCCGTAATCGCCAGTCATATAGTTGGCAACATTAGCGAACGCCCTGTCACCTTTTCTCCAAGGAATATGTTTATACTCCTCCATCCTTTCAGCCATATGAGCAAAATCTGTTTTATCAAGAGTTATAAGCATAGCCGCTCCAACTGTTGAAGCACCTAAAGCATGTTCTGCTGCGTAAGCACGTTGACCAGATGTTACCATTCTACCCATTTTAAATTGGGAACGTTGTTTAGTTAAATCACCAAGCAACCCACCAAACTCTTGACTAACACTTTTTGCCATTTAACTTAACCAATCTCCTCTTATATCGTCGCTTCTTGGAACAAGGTATCCTGTTCTCTTGCTTCTTCTAACTAAGTCTCCTACTAGGATATCTCCACTACCAGAAACTACAATATCTAATTCAGAAATTTCATTTCCTAATACTTTAATCATTGTCAAAGCTTTAGTAAACATAGTTTCACTTTTTTGCCCCATAACAGTTGAAGATGGTGAAAAAGAAGTATCAAACTTAGATGCATACTCAGAAACTTTTGTCCACCAATATTCAATTGCGGCCAATAGAGTGACACCATACTTATATTTGTTATCTACAGTATTAAAATCTAACCAGGGAGTTGCATACCTGCAAGATACCAAAAAGGTTGCCTGGTCTAGGTAAGTGTCAATCTCAGTTTCTGTCATAAGACTAGAAGAACCAGCCATGCCAGTCTTTTGTCTAAAAATACTGTAGTAATTCATTTCTAGATAACTACTTTAATCTTAGGATTTTTAGTATCTTTTAACCACTCTTCTGCCACAAAATCTGGCACTAATAGTGTTTTGTCCTTTTCAACGTAAAACCAAAGTTTACCAAAAGATGAATTGTATTTCCTAAGGCCCATAACTTTTACTAGTCTGGGTTTGTATACTGAAGGCTCTACTTTTATTGGGGCAGGAGTATCTTCTCTAACGGCAGGAGTGAACTCCCCCAAAAGCTTCTCCATAGATGCGGGTACCTCTTCATTGAGTACCACAGGTTTATCTTTTTTTGTGTTTGCCAACTTTACTCCTTTTAGTTAATAAGGGGGATGCTACAACGATATATAATCATTATAACACCCCCCGGTAGTCGTGTCAACTTTTTACTTAGGCAGTCTGAATTACGACAAAGTTATCCTCGTTTAGAATACCATAACCCATAATGCTGTACCACATTAGGGAATGCTTACGTCCGAAGTCTTCAACACCATTATCACGCATTTCTACGGGAAGGACAACGGCTTTACCGAATGCACCTTCACCTAGCATAACGCCAGAATGAATTGTAACTGGGGTAGCTTGAGTATTTGCATTGGTATCTACCTGAGTAGTTTCAATGAAAATAACGTCCTCAATACGGCCAATCTGACCTTTGTAAAGACGAATCGGGTCAAGTTTACCTACAGCAATCCAGTTCGGGTCATCCCGAAGTCCGCGACTCTGATGTGGAGATACGAACATTGCATAGTGGTCGCCTCCAATTTTGGGAACCATAAGAGTAGCCAAAATTTCTACTGCATCTTTAATCTCTTCAAGGCTTAGAACATCACCAGAACCAATACCATCAACGTTCGCAGAATCATCAGCGTAAACCCAATGGGCTGCACCCTCAATCAGAACATCCCTTGCGAGAGTATCAAGAGTAAGAGCGTAGTTCATTGCAAGCAATTTAGCTGCTGAACTCATAACGTTATCGAAGGAGGTTTGAAGAAGCAATTCGGTTACGGAAGTTGCCTTACCGTATTCATCCACTTCAATAGAAACCTGGTTTCCACCAAGAGCTTCAGTTTCAACATCTACACCTTCAGTTAGTTTCCCACCAAGAGACAGGTTATTGTATTTGAAGAAAGTAATCTTATCCCCAGGAAGGCCTCCTAGTTCTGTCTTAATTTCAGCAAACTGGTCGAACATGGCGTTTGGCTGGGCCAAAAACTGAATGTCCTTACTATAAATAGTAAGAATTAATTCGCTAATAGGAACAGCAGTAGCGGTATAAGAACCGGAACCGGCTCCACTAGCAACTTTAGAACTATAATATGAAGTCATTTATTTGTTTTCACCCCCCTTCAATATTGAGATTATGCTTTAATCCCTGCTTTTGCTAGAAGTTCTTTACGAACTTTTTGCCACTCTTCATTGGACTCAATTGCATCAATGTCCTTCATCTCTACACCCTTTACTTTTCCATGAGTCTCTCCAGGGTTGATATTGGTTCCAACAGGTGTCTTGAGTTTCTCTTCCAGTTCTACTCTTTCTTTCAACACCCAGATTTCCATAAATTGCTGATTTGACTTTTCTGCACTTGCGACAATATCTTCTTCACTAGCACCGGAAATCAAATCAGGAATAATCTTTCCTTTATAACTATCAATAACCTTTTCTTTAAAAGCTTTTAACTGCATATCACGAAGCTGCTTCTCAGAATCTGTCCTAACTGATTCCACCTGCTTCTGCAAACTTTCATTAGTCTCAACTAATTCTTTTAGAAGCTTGTTAGTTCGCTCCTCCGCAGTTAAGTTCTTCTCTTCATACTCTTTAATAGCTTTCTGAGCTTCCTCTAACCCTGACTCCTTCTCTAAAAGCTGACCTTTCAGCTTCTCAATCTCTGGGTAGAGTTTGTCTTTCTCTTCCTTACGAACTTTTTCAATTACTTTTGCTTCAATTTCTTTCTTTAATGCTTCTCTAATAATCTCAGAATCAACTTTAGTACTCTCTGTCTTGACTGTTTCCTGTGTCTCATTCTGTGTCTCAGTTCCTTGTCCATCTTCCTCAGGCATTTTTACCTCCTCTATTTTTTATATATTATTCTTTAGGATTTTTTAAATCGCCGGGTAATCCAGGTGGGTCTTCCATCTGATAGTTTTTCATAGCGCGATTTTTATCTACAACGGCAGAATCATCAATCTTACCCTGATTCCTTACAGCCGCAACTGTGCTAGAAAAAGTACTGGCTAAACCACCTGTATTTTTTGGGTCTTTGTCAGTTTCACGAGATGGCATTTATCACCCCCTTTTTACTTTACTTATTGATTGTATCGGCGCTTAAAAGATAATACCTTAGTTTCGTTACTAACTAGTGGTTCTTTTCTTAACTTGAGCCGCAACAACTTGCTCTCCGTGACTCTTGGGAGTATCATTAACAGCTTTAGCTGCTTGCTGTGAACCTTTATCTCCTGGTGCTCCTGTTGACTTGTTATCATTAGGGGGAGGAGTGTTGGCATTAGCAGCGGCAGCAGTATTAAGTGCTGTTAAACGTTGTTCCTCTATTTTCTGTTTCTTAAACTCCTCAAGTTCTGCCAGTTTTTTCTCAGGGTTGTGCTCTCCCAATCTTTCTAGAGCGCCTTGAGGTGTCTCTAAGTTTAAGGACATTTCAACTTGAATATCTTTTAAGTCAGACTGTCTATCCCTTGGAAGTAATGAACCAAAAGTAACATCGGAATGGTATAAGTCAGAATCTTTTAAGCCCTCTTTAGAGATTTTATTCTTGTTAACACCAATATCAATAATCAATTCATTAGTTTTCTTAATAGCTTTAGCAAAATAAAATCTCTTATCCTCTGCCAACTCAATCATTGGTTCAAAGTCTAGACTTAAAGCTACAGCAGATGTGTTACTCATTTTCTTACCACCAGCAAGAGACTCCTCCGTAACGTTAGAAATTTCATGCATAGTCTTTTTAATAAAATCAATAAACTGCATTGCTTCTGCGATATTCCCCGCACTAGAGAGATTGAAAACATCAGCATTAGCAGGCAAACCAGACCAAACTTTGTTCGGACCTTTTTCTAACTGCCGTGCTTTTGCTCCTTTAATTACAGTAACGGGGGAGGCGTGGTAATCAAGAATGTCAGAAATGTCTGATACCTTTTCATCCATTAATTTTTGAGGTTCAATGATATCTTCAATGTCACTACATCCATGAAAACTACCAGCAACAGGCTGATTAATTCCGTGAACAATTAAAATTTTTCCTATCGGATTAGGTTGAACATCTTCTGCAACAAATTCACTTTTTTCCTCAGCAGAATGAATATAAATGTTATCTTTTGAATGAACCTCTCTATACCATTTAACTACGGACTCCAACCTTCCTTCTACAACTCTAGTCTCCCTGTAAGGAAATAAGATAATACACTGTTCCATTTCTCCAGTAAGCCCATTATAAAATGGAAAAACTGTTCGTGGGTCAAGGGCGGTCAGTTTAATACGACCGTCTTCAGTATCAGTCATAGGAATCCACTTAACATAAATATAAAAATCACCAAATATACTTGCAAAATCAGCACATTTATTTGTTAACTCATGTAAGTCGTTATCTCTCCAGGCATCAATAGTCCACTCATCTATCTTTTTTCCTTTTTGTTCCTCATTAAAAGCTAGTGTCCAGTCATTTCTAAATGTAAATCTTCGCATTTTTTTAGAAAAAACTTTACAGTAGTTAACTACTATCTGGTCAAACCCTTCAGGGGCTTTTTTATCCCAGTGCTTTCCCTCATAAAAGTTCCAACAGTTAGTATATTTCTGCTCCCTAATGACATAATCATCACCAAGGTCGAATACATAGCTATAGAACATTGATGCTTGTGTTTCAAAATTTCCAGGCATTGAAAATGTTATGTTAATCACCTCCCCTAATCTCTTTTAGTTTTTCATGCGCTACTTCTTCAGAATCAAAACGTCCTACAAACGTCTTTAGTCCCTCACTGTTATAATAATATGCCACCCATTTTTTAACACCTTTTTCCCAACAAACACCTTTATACTTTGATGACCCCCAACCTCTTCTGTTTGAAAGATTTTCAGACCTCGTACAAAAACGTAAATTTTCTCTCCTGTTATCTAGGCCGTTGCCATTTTTGTGGTCTACTTCTTGCCCTTTTTTGGCACTCATAATAAGACGGTGCATCTTTAAGGTGTACTTTTTATTACCTACTTTAATTTGTGTTTCAGCGTAATAAACATACCCATTTTTATGAGCACACCAAGTATATCGACTAATCAAGTCAAAGTCTTCATCATCTATGAGAACCACTTTACTTTGTGTGAGTTTTAGTTCCATTAACCTCTCCTATTTCTGGAATACTTGTACCCGAATATATCACTATTTACTCTGTCTCTTTCAAAGAATGAGTTATTACTGACCTCAACTTCTGGCATACAGTCATAGTATGTTCCGTAGTTAGCCATCATTAATGAGTCACAAAAGTCTTCTGGAATTTTGTCAACGTTAATAGAACGCGGCATTAGAAAACGCCCACTATAATGCTTTGTTAATGAGGTCATTTGTAATTCAAACTTTTTAAAACTTTGCTTGTTAGTCACTGAACTGTGATGGGGTATTAAAAGTCTTCCACCCATAACTTCTTTTACTAAGTACTTATACCCGGCATCTATGTTTGGGGCAGTGAACACAAAAGGAGCAACGGTTACTTCAGGAAGTAATACGGATAGTCTTTCTGTTACTGGGTCACCTAGTCCTGTTGCATCACAAACAAGCGTATCAACCCTGTAGTTATTAAGAAAATCTACAATTTGAGGATACTGAGATTCCCACTCATCACCCTCTAGCTCTAACCAATCAAGAAGAATCTTTGGCATGTTTCCTTCATCATCGGCCTGTTCCCATATTGGTTTTAAAACAGTAACCACTGTTGAGAATTGAGCCTTACCAAAATCTACACCAGCCACGCAAAGAGATTCTTTGTACGAGTCCTCTAATTTTAACTCTTTTTGGTAGCACTTTAAAACTAAAACATCTTTAATGAACATCATTCCTCTACTTATAGGCCAGATAAGCATATAAGCAGCTCTGAATTCCTCGGAGTCTTCTCCTAGTTTTTTCTTTTCATGCTCGATAGATTTCTTATAGTACGCATTAGATTTTTGGGCAACAGTATAATCAGCTTCAAAATGACATTGTTCAGAAGAGGGTCTTCTAATGTCATCTCGTTTATTCATCTCAATCATGTTGTAGAACAATCCCGCAACATAGCCAGGAGTACCTGTAACTACTGTTGTAGCATTTGTAGCAGCGCCCATTGGTTGAATTGACAGGTTAGCCTTTTTTTCAGGAACGTCCTGTGCCTCATCAAAAATTATAAGATGGTATGTCTTAGATTCAACTCTAGACCTAAGATTAGCGGAGTGCATTCGACATACCGAACCATTTGTTAAAGAGATTACATTTCCTCTGGAACCTCCTTTAAATGGAATAGGCATATGAAGTTCTCCAGTTAGAACTTCCCTGCAAGTATCTGTAGTTAAAATGTCATAGACCCTGTCAAATAATGTGGATGCCTGCTCTAAGACAGGTGCAAAAATACCACACCAAAAACCTTTACCAAATAAAGGTGCAAGCTCGGGGAGTTGTTCTGCTAATTTAGGAAGAAGAATCATACAAGCTGCTACCACCATAGACACGCTCTGTGTCTTACCACTGTTAGCAACCTTTATTCCGTTAGCAAAAAACCATCCAGTGTCTTTATAAGTAACGTCCCAAACTTCAGATACCCCCGCATCTTTGACGTATACAACCTTTGAAAACTTAGTAACTGCCCCTGTATCTTGCTCTGTGTACTCTATTGGCCTACTTCTAAAAGTAATAAAAGGCATCTCTGTGTCGGGGAACAGCTCTTTAAACCTAAAGTAGTTGGTTTTACAGTATAAGTTTAGGCTGTACTTCTTTTGTACAACCTCGATGTTACCAATCAAACCTAGTTTATTTAGAAATACTCTACAGTACTCTAAGAATTTTTTATCGTGGAATGTGAATTTGATTACAGAAGTTCCTACGTTTCTAATAGCATGACCAATGTTTAAAAAAACTGCTCTAAAGAAAGCAATAGTCTGGTCTTTTGTAAAGGTATTAACCACAAGGGGGAATCCAAAAGAAGTAAGTCTAGCAGTACGTTTTAAAAACTCCATAAACTTACCCTCTATAAATACCTCTAGCTTGTGTGATTTTACATAAGTCGGTTGAAAATACTTATCAAGAATAGCTTTAATTCGTTGGGTATCTTTTTGGAAAGTAATAACGTGGGAGTTTTTTAAATTGGTGACAACATGACCAAGTAACTCAGCCAGTTCATTGTTGTAACCACCAGAGTTGAAGCAGTCCCAATTGTCTAAGACTTCAACTAAATCTCCAGGTTTTAAACTAGCCGCAGGTTCCCACCCATTTTTTGTGCGAATCGGATGGTCCTTGGTGCATCTAATCACCGCTCCACCCTGCACTCTTAGCTCTACTACTTCAGCAGAATCATTAGTTTTCCACGCGTCAGGGTGCTTTTCAATGGGGGTTACTTCCCCACTGTCAGACAAAATTAAAGACCCCCTTACTAAGCATTGCCTAGAAAAGAGGGCCGTAATCGTAGCACCTTCATTTTCAACTAAGCTCTTTGCTACACGGGAAGCAAAGGGAAGTTGATATGGGTAGTAGTTACTCTCAGAAATTACCTCTGAAAATTTTACAATGCTATCTACTACCTTCTTTGTTGTCTGAGGTGTTAGTTCTATTTTTCCCCAGTCCTCTCAAGTCGTTTATAAACAGTTGCTTAACCTCAGCTTTGGCTACGTCTAGAACGTTTTCATCTGAGGAAAATAAGAAACCACAGATTTTGCACTTACATATTTCCATATAAGTGCCTGCACGTTTCACCCTAAATGAGTTAAAAGAGTCTTTACCACATCTTGGGCACCCAGCTTTTTCTTGTTCAGGGGTCAAAACATTTCCTCCATTACTTAGAAGTATCGGTCAAATCATAGTAGTGCTTTAAAAACTCTTTGTCTTCATCTATTTCCCAGAATAAAACAGGCTTATCATTTAACGTAGCTTCTTTAATCTCATCTATAGTACCACTACTTTTGCCCCACCCAGGAGTTGCAAGAAAGAAATGACAAACCTTAAGAATAGCAAAATCACCTTTTAACCAAACATTATCAGGAATACCGTAGGCACCCCCAAAGAAGTTTGTATTAAGATGGGGCACAATAGGAACCCAACCCCAAGACCACAATTCAGCACCAATATCTTCTGCTCGTCTAATGTTCTGTTTAACATCCCACTCGCATTTTCCTCGATACGGTCCAGCTACATAAATTAGTTCCTTCCATTTTTCTTTCACTCTTCACCTACTTCTCTTTGAATATTCTCAAACATGTTACACAGAACCGCTGAACAATGAATGATTTCTTTCTCAATATCCGAGCTGTCATCATCATTATACCTTAGAAGAACTTTAGACAAATCTCCTATTTCCCCCATAAGAATGCTTGACCATACAAAATCTTCATGGTCCTGCAAACCCCAAAGCTTGTCCTGTCGTTCTCGCTCATCTTCTATTAACTTGAAAAATTTCTTTTGATAGCTATTCATTTATTCTCCTTATCTATTATTTTTCCATCCATGTTTTGCCACATCAAGAAGGTATAGAACTCCAATGACTGCTACCACCCCAATTATTGCACCAACAATAAACCATACTCCATATACTTCACTCATTATACTCTCCTCTAAATACTTTTAGATACTTTTCAGCACATTTAGTAAAAGACTTGTCTCTAATATACTCTAGATGAAGAGTTTCTGCAAGAGCAATTTGTAATTCATTTTTGTTATTCGCCATTTTAACAAACCCTGGCGCGTCCAGAAACCAGTTAGCATTGTTAACAATAACTGGGCGGTGACTAGATATGGCCGTCCTTAAAGCTGCTGACTGCCCCTTTAAGTCAACATGATTATACCACAAAACAATAGCATCTGCTTTACGCATCTTATGGAATAGGTCGTCTTCGGTCAACCACCCTTGTTCGCGGGCATCATGGAAGTCAAACTCTACCCCAATTTCTTCACAAGCATCACTAATAAAACTGTAATCGTTTCTGCCCATGCCAAAACTAAAGACTGAAGTAGGCTTTTCTATTGTGGGAAAAGGAATGAAGTGGGAAGATGGAATCTCTACATTATGCACAATCTTTTTAGTACCCTTAGGGAACATATGCTTAGGACTCATAGTTGAATCGTGTTGAGTAATTACTGTTGGGCATTTCACATTCTGAAGAATCCAATTAAACCCTTCTGGTTCATAAAGACTTGACTGATACTGAATATTTAAAACATCAATTTTACCATGTTCTTTTTCAAAGTAGTACCACGCCTCCGCAAATTTTCTGATATCAATTTTTGGGTCTTCTCCCCACCAATACACGCCGAAAATCTTTTCTACCGTTAGTCTTGGCTCGGCCTCCAAACTAGTTCTAGGCTTATTAGTAAACATAATAACATTGTGGCCCATTCGTAAAAACTCATCAACTAAATTACGGCTGTATTCTGCTATCCCGCAGGCTGAATTATAAGTTGTGAGTATGGCGATGTTCATCCACATTCCTTGTCTTCAATAATTTTAAAATGCAAAGGCTTAAGTTTTGTTACTTCCTTATTAAAGCTAAACTCATAATCACAAGCTAATAAATTACAAGCAGATAGAATGAGGTCTATTAATTGTTCTTGATTACTTTTAGCTATTAACTCATCTTCAATATAAACAGCTTTACCATACTTTTCTCCTTTGTCATCATATTTAATCCATGCTATATTCATTTTTTCTTCCTCTTACTAGGTGCAGGTTTTTTCCAAGTTAAACCTAAAACTGCGAGGATGTTAACTATGCATTCATCACAAATATCCCAATAGTAGTAAGGCTTCTTACCATCAATATTAAATCTGTTTATCTCAATCCTATGTGTTCCATCATAATCTATTACTTTGTGACAGCTATCACATCTAGTTATTGATGTTGTACTCATATTACCTCCAAGTATTGTTTAAGATACTTTATTGCTATTTCATTTTTTATATGACACTTATCATCTTTGAAGTTTTCTTCGGCCCATATCTCGTCCTGTTTCCAAATATCTATAAATGGTATCCCATAGTCAATGCACACGTTCTCAAGCCAGAAGTTAAACACATCAGTTATTTGTTGTCTATGTGCTCGTGAAGCGTAGTAGTCATACCCATAAATATTATCTTCGTACCCTTGGGGTGGAACTGCCATGACACCAATATTCCAACCATCAAACACACTTACTGCTTCCATATAAGTATCAACGGTGCGCCCTAGAATATCTAGCTCAGTAGTATTTAGAAGTTTGGCTTGTCTATAAATATGTAGTCTACAATCTATTTCTCCAAAACAAAACCAGTAGTCGTCTTCAATAGCCTCAAAGAAGGTCTTAGTTAAGTCATATTTTTTGTACAAATTGTAGGCTGTAGCTGCACCACACCAATGAGGAACCACATCTTTTGCCCCATCAAAGCAAAGGCAATGACTGTCTCCTATGAGGTGTATATTAGGCAAAAGAAATAAACTCCTCATCTGTTCCCCATTTTTTACGATACATCCCTCTATTGTAAATCTGTTCAGCGGTAGTGTCCCTTTTTTCTCTGGTTCCCATTCCAGCATGCCACACTAAAGACTTTGGTGTAATAGCTACTTTTAAACCTTCTCTACGAATACGATTATTTAAGTCCCAGTCTTCTAGCCCACCGATACCAATAAATTTCTCATCGAACAGTCCTACTTGGAGTAAGGTACCTCTACGAATAATGTAAGCCTGCTCTTGTCCCTCAAAAATATCTTCTATTTTAGGTTCACCATCCCTGTTATTAAAAGAGCAAATCTTACCAATTTCAGGATGCACTTGAAGAGTGGCTACTAATTCAACTAACCAGTCTGGAGTAAAAAGCATATCTGGATGAATCCATCCTATATATTCGCACTCTTGTCTCGACATTAAAGAAGTGAATCCATGATTCATAGTGTATGTTAGAGATTTTAATTCGTGCCAATATTCAATATTCATAGATGTAACGTCTGTACTTCCATAAAACTCTGGCAGTATGTACTGTGTCTCATCTGTAGAACCCATATCAATCACATGTAGTGCTACAGGGTAGTCTAGATTTTCCACAAAAGATGGAATCATCTTCTTCAAATTCTCTTCATCATTATAAGTTATTAGTAATAACCCTACATAATTATCGGACATTCCGTACCTCGGTATCGCTCGTATTTGAAAAGGGGTAGCATCTTTGAATAATTCATTCAACACACCCTGTACTGCTTTAGGGTGTACTCCAGTAAAATTTTGACACGCACTAATTCTATCAGTAATAATATTATTGGGGTCTTGACCATCATAACAATTAGGTTTGCCCACAATATCTGCATATAATTTCCAACGTTTAAACACTTCTGCTTGTCCACGGAGATATCCGTAATGGAATACTTTTACGTTATAAAGTTTTTCAAATCTGTCTCCTTCAACATACACACCCTCATGCACATCATCACGCCACTCACTAAAGTCACGTTTAAAGAGAAACCTCTTTGTGTCAATAAACTGATATAACCAAGGATACACCATAAAGTGATAAAAAGAAAGCACTATGCCATTTTTTTGAGTAGTTAAAACAGCTTCAGCAATTCTAGCTAAATCTTTTTCATGCATCACTTCATCTTGGTCCCATTTTAGAATCCATTCATACTTAGAGTTAGTTCTTGCTAACTCTCTGGCCGCTGCAAAAGAAAAATCTTTCGTTCCACCACCAGGAAAATCTATAATCCTAGTAGCGTATTTCTTATTAACTTCAGCGTTAGGATTGTTCCCAGGAGCCGTGTCTATTACAAGAATCTCGTCAACTAAAGGCAGAATAGATTGATATGACGCCTCAGCAAAAACTTCATAAAATGGACCAGAAATTACATTAGCACTTATCATTCACACCACCTTATAATCCTATAAGCTTCTGCATATGGGTATCCACTCTGTTTGCCTCTTAATGCTGCAAGCTGCCTTATTGAATCTAAACTTCTATGAGATTTCATTTGAGATTTGTAGTAACTAAACGCTTCTATCTTCTTCTCAATATCTATAGGAATAAAATAATTAGGGATAAACTTTTCATCAGACCAAATAAAATCATGAATGCCCTCATACACCAATACTTTCTTAACAAAGAAATTCTTTTCATGTGGTCTAAGAGCAGCAAAAGAAGCATTATAAGCTACTTGATGGTCTTGATGATACCCAGAATGTGGAATAAAAACCATTTCTGGTCTAAAACTATTTACCCAAGACTCTACTTCTCCAACCATATAAGACATATCTAAATTATTTTCTTTGCCTTCGCCAAGAATAAATGTATATCCTATATTTGAAGAAGCGGTTATAAGTTCTCCTATTCGTTGGCTATCAAAACTGCAAATAAGCACTATCGCTTTATTTAAAAAGCCAGTACATCCTAAAGTTTCATCGTCTGCATGTGGTGCAATAATAAGACTACTCATACCAATTTCCTATTGGAATAAACTTTCCATCCTGGCATTACTTTAGTGTTGTTTAGTACATCTTCTGTTACAATTGCCCCCATACAAATAAAAGAATTATCCCCTATAACGATATGCTCTTGTAACTTTGCACCAATACCAACCCAAACTCCTTCACCGATATCTGTACTTCCACCTACACAAACTTGTGGGCAAATAATGCTTCGGTGTCTGATTTTTACATTGTGTGCTATATGGCATAGGTTATCAATCTTCACACCAGACTCAATGATAGTATGGTGGCCTAGAAGAGAACCACGGTCTATACAGGTATTGGCTCCAATCTTCACATTATCTCCGATAATAACTCCACCAACATTCTTCATATCTACCCATTCGCCGTCTTCCCAATGAATAGAGAATCCTTCTGCGCCAATTACTGCACCTGAGTCTATAACACAATTTTCTCCAATGGATACATTGTCATAGATAGTTACATTGGGATAAAGAATAGTCCCTTTTCCAATTGTTACATTACTTTTAACATCATACATTTCTTCATTAAAAGGAATACTCTGTTGAAGAGGTCTAAAGTCTTTATACTTTTCATTGTGTTCTGTTATAAAGCTCAATCAAACTCCCTTAAATTTAAGGTTAGAAAATGAACCATGCTATTTATCCTATCGTGTGGGCCAAGTTTGTTTCCTAGTGTACCTAAAGTGGGAAGAAAAAAGAGTAATAGATAGTATAAAATTTGTTCCACCACACTTTTCACAAACTAAGTTACTGGCGGCTGTTTCTCGCCCAGCAATGGAACAATTTATCTCAACAATTTCCCCACAAAACTGACATTTATAATCGTAACTCGGCACTGTACCTCCTACCCATGTAGCATAGCAACTAACATTTGATACTCTGCGATTTTCTTGTTTAATCTCTCAATTTCTTCTTCTTGCTGCAAACCAACTCTAAGCATGCCGTCAATTTGAATATCTTTTTCTCTTAAAGTCTCTTTCATATGCTCAAGGGAGGCGTAGTCTACTTCACCGTTCATAGCATGTTCCCCCAAATATCTACGGAGTCAATAGTAATAAACTTTCCTGTAGAACTAACACTATTCCTAACAATTTTTAGAGTATGAGTGCCAGGAACTAAATTTCCACTAGACCAAATTATTACTTGGTAAGTAGCAACAGAGGCATTTAAATTATAAGTAGCCATTCTTGTTCCGTCAAGATAAATATCTACAAGACCAAGGGTTGTGCCTTTCATACCAACATAATCAATACGAGTACCGTTGAATTTAATAGTTGCAGTTGCTCCCTTAGTAGAAGACCTTTGGTAACTACCTTTGTATGCTTCTGCCTTAGTAAATGTTGCCCAAGTACCTGTCTTGATTATATGGCTGTCTTTATTGTCGTATACAGTGTGAGTTATAACTGGAGGAGTTGGTGGTGTTACAGTGCCACCAATAGGTAGAGCAGCAATGATTCCATTAACAATGCCTTGAGCATACTTCTGCTTCTTAGCTTCTGTATTACAAACACCCGCTTCTAACAGAAGTGCTGGACGAGTATTCCAAAGCTGAGTAATTGTTAAGTTGCCACCAGGAATATTACCGCCCCTACCAGTGTAGTTTTGAACAGCCATAGTAATAGCGGAGCCTTCAATAGTTTTACGAGCCTTAAGAATTGCGTCACCAATACGTTTGGACTCGGCAGCTACGTCAGCCAGAGTAAAATACTTCTTCACTCCGTTAACATCATAACGCCAATCATTCACACGTTGAACATAAACATGCCCCCATGTTCCAAAGGTATGCGCGTCGCGATGAACACTAGCAAACAAATCAGCATTGTTAATAATTGCCACATTTACTCTAGCTCGTTTGGATACAATATCATCAGGTCCAGTTTTTGTAAGGTTGACTCGATATCCACGCTCAAGCAATCCAGGAAAACCCGGCCAACCATCCCTTACTAACACGCACACATCGTACATTTCATGATTCTCTGCACCATTATCGTATTCCCAGTCATTCATGTTCCATTCAGGGTCAACAGACAGTAAGTTTCCCCCACTGTGACCGGGGTCAAGAACAATTAGTGGGGATTCTGCGGCTAAAACAGTGTTATTCAATGATATAAGACCTCCAATAATAAAGGATAAGACTAATATTGCGACTAAGATTTTCATTACATATCTCTTTCTTTATTTAGTTCCTTTAACCTTAATGGCATATGCTTTACTACGTTTCATTTTAATAAGGTTAGCTGTAATAGTAGTGCAGTCCCCAATTATATTTATGGGAGAATCGTACAGATAGCAACTACTAATATTAGTGCTGTCATGAATAGAAAATGAAACATTAAAGGCGATAGAATCATTTTTAGCCAGCTTTTTAATTAGACGATGACGAATTTTAGTAGTTAATGGTATATCTAATGTCCATAACATATTTTTCCTCTATTCTGAGTAGAAGGTAAAGAACAACAGACCAAAGGGAAGCATAATCTCAAACAAACTCTTGTCCAAAATCCCTACAACTCCTGCCGCTAAAAACAAAATAGCAGCTAGATACTTAAGATAAATTTTCATTCCACATCTCCATTTTCGATAATTTTTTTGTCTTCGTAAACATGAAGCACACGCCTTTTGAACTCATCACACGCACACTCTAGTACTTTCACACCATCACTAATGTCATCAAAACCTCCATCGTAGTTATCTTTTATAATTTTATAAATAATGTAGGTCATTACCCCATTAAAATTCTCCCTAGTACCCACGGTGTAGATACTGTCCTCTAACTTTTTTAATGCTGGTTCAAGATTAGTCTTTAGTACTTCTGTAATATACGGCATCAGTTACCCTCCACATACTTGATTAGATTCTTGGCACAATCATCCCATGATAGGTGTGTGTCTCTCTCAGACTTAACATCATCACACTCTGCCTCGTACCATGTTTTGTCTAGCATCTTCTCAAAGAGCTTGCATAAATGCTCTTCATCAATGTCTGCCATTAAAAGGTTTGCTTCTTCCCCGTATGAAAATCCGCACTTAAACATGGGGGAGAGTCCTTTTGTCATTATAAGTCTTGCCCCAGGAATTTCAGCAAGAGCACTCCAATTAGTAACAAGTGTTGGCATCCCTGTGAGTATAGCATTTCTGGGCGGGAATGAAAAGGCCTCTCCACGAGAAGGATACACAAAAGCGTTACAGCTATAGTACAGTTCTCTCAACTCTTTCTCTGAAACTGTTTTGGAAAAAAACTTTATTTGAGTAGAAGCTGAACGTCCAGAGTCGGATGGGATAAACCTCTCTCGTGTCTTAATGTATAGCTCAATATCATCGCGTCCGGGAAACGTTCTGTTAAAGCACCGTAAAAGCGTGTTTCCATTTTTCCTAGGCTCAAATTTTCCAATTGAGAGAAATCTAAATGGTCTATCTGTGGGAAATATTCGTTCTCGGTACTCATAAAACTCCTTATCTACTCCTAATGGAAAATCAATTACTGGAACTTTTACTCCACTGTTTCTAAACACATCTGCTGAGAATTTAGAAGGGGCTAAGACAGGAAGATTCAGACTATTGATAGCTTTAATCCACACACTCGGAAGTTTATCTGCTTCCCACATACTTAAGAGGGCTGCATTTTTATTAATTCCATCAAAACTATACACTGGGTACATTATCAATAACTCAAAGTCAATATTTTTTAATTCATTTTTAACCAGTTCTTGTGTGCGCGGTTTTAAGGAGTTATGGTCGTACCATATTGCCGCAGGTTTTATCTGAACTTCCACTCCTAGTTTATCTAATGCTAAAGCTAAGCTTTCAGTAATAACACCCATCCCATCATGGGCATTTGCTGCTCCCGACAGTCTAATTTTCACCCAATAGCCCCTTTATTTTTCAATTACTACTGGCCCGTCTATCTTAAAGAAGTCACTCTCTTTAGTAAACCCACACTTAGAACAGATGGTTCCTTTCTTACCCGTGACCCATCTACAAGCACCACATTGAGGGCACACTTCTTTTTCAGGCTGCTTTGTCATCTTTTAACCTCCTTATTAAACCTGCTAGATATACAATTCCTAAAACAATTGATACTGTTATTAAGTACCAAGTGGTTCCTAACAATATTGCCCATATAGGAAATCCCTTAGGAAGAGAAAAACAATAGGCAATCCAAAAACCAAGCCCCACAAAATAAAAAGATAAAAACCATCCCATTATAGTAACTCCTGTTTCGCTCCACACGATTTACATTTAATCGGTGCAGCACCATAAGTAGGTGCTTTACATCTAGGACAAATGTGCTTAGGCTTTGCTTCAACAATGTTGTATGTGATAGGGGAATAAAAACCGTTATTAGTGGTAGTTACCCAAGTGTTATTTGAAGTGCCAAAATTATTATTGCTACTGCCGCTACTATTATCATATCTAACATTATAAGTTATTGCCATTTTGGCCTCCGTTTAAGTAAGTCTCTCCATCTATAATAAGTACCTTCCTGAGTGTAACCTATATGTAGTTTGTCCTCAAAGAAAACCACAGTTCTGGTTCTAATTTTACCCAAAACTTGCTTGAATCCATAGTAGCCTTTGTACAAGTATTTATAAATTCCAAACCACACATCACCACGAACGGCAATTATATAGTTACTGTAAGGTATGTAGTCTATTCGTTTTAGTTCCCAATCTTTTTTCCTATTTCTTACCAAACCAAATAGTTCAGGAACAATATGAACAGGCCAGGTCTTTGGTCCTACCCATTTTAATTCGGATTGGGGACTATGACTCTCATCAAAATATCTACGCCCTTCAATAATAGCTACTTTTTCTATGTGCTTCATACTACAATCTTTTCTAGGTAATTAAAAGCTAATAAAAGTAAATCTGAATTGTCATAAAAGTGAGCTATCCCTATATTACATTTATTACATAATAATCCCCTCACTTCACCCGTGATGTGGTCATGGTCTACGGACAAATCTGCAAGTTTGCCTCTTTGTATTCTAGTTTCAGGTTGACCACAAATAGCACAAACACCATTTTGTTTTTCAAACATTTCTTTGCAGTCATCAAGATAGATACCATATTTCTTTAGTAAAATTGTATTTTTTATAGAGCCATCTCTATTTTTTATATAATTTTCTTTTCGTTTTAATGCAAGGTGTTCTTTATTTTTTTCACGCCACAATTTTATTTTGTCTTTACTTTTTTCGTAATCCGCTTTGGTTATAAGAGTGCGGCAAGTCTTACAATCTCCTCTTAACCCAATAGAATTTCTTCTGTCTTGATGAAAATACTCTAGGGTCGCTGGGAATAGTCCCCCGCAAATGGAACATATGCGTTCGTTATCTTTTGTTAGACTAACCGAGGCCACTATTATTTTTTCTCCTTCCTTTTTGCAATGTAAGCATTAATCTTTTCCTGTCTCCACACCGGACAGTCCGTATAATGTTCGCAGTGTATTGGGGGAATCATATAGTTAGGGTACTTAGTATCTCCCGATTCAAGCATCCTAAAGATGATATTACAGATAGAAACATACTCCCCAGTTTCAGGGTGCGGAGATATTTCTCTAGTAGCTGGGCATACAGGTTCTTTATTCATTACATACTCCTTATAATGCATGGGCAGGGCGAGTGCTTTTAAACATTATAGATTAATAATCCCTGTGCGCCCAGTCAAAAGTTTCAAAGAGGGCAACCTTAGTGCCACCCTTATCATAAACTGTTACAGCACCGTCTTTATAAATTGCCTTGTCGCATTTCTTAAATGTAAAAACTACATTCGCTGCACATACCTTAATCATAATAACTCCTTTATTAACACTTTTCCCATCCACAATTTGTACAAACTTGACACCCGCCCTGCCCGATAATCGAGTAGGTACTACAATTGTAGCACCATACACCCGAACTATCAACTATCAACTCTAACTGTGTTTCTTCTGGCTCCTCCAAAAAGTTGTTGATATCTAAAGCCGCTTTATCTAAAGCCCCTTCAAAAGAAAACCCGAGAACGTAGCAAATCAGTTGGGGCAAACTGCTGAAAGACTTCTGGCAATACCAGAAACCGTTGTCACTAAATACTTTGTTGCCTTGCTTAATTATAGCACTACTAGGAACTCCGTGTTTCAAAGAGACACTCATAAGCCGCCCCACAAATTCAGCTAAAGCTTGCTCAGTAGGAGTTGCTGCGTGACCCAATCTGATAAAAATCTCTACTGGCTCATGATGGTGCTCATCATAGTTAACAGTCATGTAGATTTTACCTTTACCAGTGTCTACCTTATGGGTAACTCCAACTGTTACAGGGCCACGTTTTCTATGAGAGGACCCTTTTTTTCTTTCTTCTTCAACACATTCTAAAACTGCTTCCCACGCGGGACCAGAGTGAGTCCCTGCAATTTTAGTCATAGGACTTTCTTCAATCTTATTCAATGGTTGGTTTTCTTTACTTTTATCTCTATAAACTGTGATTCCTTTTAGTCCAATTTTCCATGCGGTTCCATAGATAAATCCTACATCTTCTACTGTTGCCCCAGTAGGTAGGTTAATTGTTTTACTTATACTAGAACCGACATACTTTTGGAATGCCGCTTGCATCTTAAGATGCCCCTCCCAGCTAATCTCATTAGCTGTTCTCATATATACGGGTAGTGGGGTTCCTGTATGAGTTCTTGCGTTATCAAACTCTTCCCACGCCCAATGAACTTCATCATACTCATGACCCTCTAAATTATGATGAGTCTCCCAAGCAAAATTAGGTTCAATCCCTGAGCTAACTCCTGCAATTCTACTAAGAGTACCTGTAGGTGCCACTGTAGTAAGAACAGCATTCCTTCTAGGAATGTCTATAGTTGAATCTTCCCATGCTGGAAATGCGCCCTTCTCTACGGCTAAGTTCTCAGAAGCTATTTCAGCCTGTTCATTAATAAGCTGCATAAGTTCTTCAGCTAAATCTAAAGCTTCTTGGCTGTCATATGGAAGCTGCATTTTAATAAGACAATCAGCCCAACCCATAATACCAAGACCAATCTTCCTAGTCTTTTTAGTAGCTTCTTCTACTTCCTTAATAGGATAAGGACTACTATCAATAATATCATCAAGGAAACGAACCATAGTAGGAATGTCTTCTCCTAAAGCATCCCAATCAAACTTAATCTTTAAAGGAGTATACCCAGGCGCAGGCCAATCTTCTTTTAGATAGGCCATGAGATTAATACTGCCTAGAACACAGGACTCACTATCTAGTAGGGGCTGCTCTCCGCATGCGTTATAAGTTTTTATTTCATATTCAGGTTTAGTAAAAGGATTTTTCCTGTTGGCCTCGTCAATAAAAATTAGTCCTGGGTCACCAGTTTTCCAAGCATGTTCTACTATCTTATTCCACAAAGATTTTGCTTTAATAAATCCACCCACAGCAAGTCCGGTAGATGGAGATACTAAAGACCAAGACTCATCATTTTCAACAGCTTTCATAAACTTGTCTGTAACAACAACGGACATATTGAAATTACTAAAGGATTTACCATCATCTTTTAGTTCAATAAACTTATAAATGTCTGGGTGGTCTACTCTTAATGAAGCAAGCATAGCTCCTCGTCTACTTCCACCCTGTTTAACAGTGTCACACATAGCATCAAAAACTTTCATAAAGGAAAGAGGACCACTAGAAGTCTGTCCTGTAGATTTTACTATGGCTCCTTCTTCGCGCAAGTTAGAAAAAGAAATCCCTAATCCCCCACCATACTTAGAAATGATTGCAGCTTTTTTAAGGGTATCAAAAATTCCCGTCATAGAATCTGGTACTTCTAGTACATTACACGCAGCATACACGCCCTTTTCTTTACCAGCATTAATAAGAGTAGGGGTGTTAGGAAGAAATTTAGGATGGTCATGGTCACTAATAGGGCACATTAAATCTAAAAATCTATGGTACCAATAACTTTTTTCTGTATCTGTTTTTTCTGCTTGAGCAACTGCCCCAGCTACTCTTGCGAACATTAAGACAGGGTCATCTTCAAGCAGAGTTCCATCACTACCTCTTAGGTAGTAACGACTTTCTAAAAGTTTCTGGATGTGCTCCAATTTATGAGCCATGATAGCCCTTTACTTTAGCATCAGGATTTTTCCTCCAAGTTACACCATTGTCTTCCATACATGAAACTCCAAGAGCAGTAATTTTACGAATAATATCTAGAGCAGGGTTAGTTACTTCTGTGTAATCTCCAGTAGAAATTACTCGTTTAGCTTCGTCCATATAGTACATCATGTAGACCATGTACTCTTCAATAGAGTGTCTGTGCCCAGGCCATTTTATTTCTTGGTAGTCTCTCTCTGCATTTAGAGAAATATAAACTGTCTCTCTTGGTACTCGTTCTTTTAACATTAAATCAACTCTTTCTTTGGTAGTTTTAGTGGAGGCCAAACAGCATCTTTCATAATAGTATTCAATCTGTCTACAAAACCATAATCAACAATTCTTTCATTGTAGTAATCATTAACATACCTTCCAGTATTATTCCCGTAAAACTGGTCAGCTATAACTCTAGGAATGACACCACCATTATGATATTGCGGATACTCAACAGGTAACTCATGTCTATACCTTGGCCCATGATTAATAGACTCAAGCTTAAAATCAGTCACACGATTAATATTATTAGTTGCAATTTGATGTTCTACTCTATAAGTTAACTCTCTAAGTGCATGAACAATCTCTTGAGGATTTAGTCTTTCAATATTTGTTATGGTGTAAGCCTCACCGTGTTCTAGTGAATGCTCATCTAAAAATCTAAATCTAATCTCTGTGTCCATCTAAGCTCCTAAGTCATTTATAAATGCAAACTCTCCAAAGTGCTCTACTGCCGCCTTATTGTAAGCTAAAGCCGCATCTGTCTCTATTTTAAAAACTCCTAAATGAACTATTTTTCCTTCATAAGTTATTCTTGCTATCCAATTTTTATTTACAGTATGTTTATACACTCCTTTATACTTTGATGTTCCTTCAACCACTCTTCGTAAATTATGATGATTCTGAGCATTATTAGCAAGCCTTAAATTTTTCTTTTGGTTATTTAGTCCATTTCCATCTATATGGTCAACTTGCAACTCAGAACTAGCTTTCACTATAAGACGATGCATTCTTATTTTTTTATACCCAGACCTTTTGACATAAGCACATGCATAATAAGTATTTGTATCTTTCACAGCATGCCACTTATACTGAGAAACTAGTTCGTAATCTTCGTCATCAATTAGAGCAACTTGCCCTTGGGTAAGTAAAATTTCAATCATTATTAAAACCTATTATAGATATGAGTTCCAATTATCCTACTATCAATCCACGATTCAAACCCCGCATCTAATAGCTCTAGGCTAAAACCTGGGTCTTCACCACCGGGATGCCATTTATAAAGACAAGTATTAAACACCTTATTCTTCATCAAAAATACTGCAAACGCAGAGTCAACTTTATAGAGAGAACCTAATGGATAATAGTGGCTGTAAGGTTTTCGTCTTACAAACGATTCCTGTGCTCCTCTGTGCATACAGTTTGGAATACCAGACGGTGGAACAAGGTCCACATAAGGAGCCACTAAATCTTTGTCGTCCTCTATTAAAGTAATAAGGGCGTCGTTGGGAAGTATTATATCACTGTCAAAGGAAAAATAGAGGTCGGGCTGCTTCTCCCGCAAAAATTCTACAATCCTATTTCTTAATGTTACCAATGGGTAGAACCTTGCTTGATTTCTGTCTTTATAAGCCGGAAGGTCATCGCAGTTAAGTAAAGTAATGTCCTTAAAAATCCATCTATACTGCTCAATTATTTCACGGGTATTATCTTCCCCGTCTGTAATTGCGAATACTAGCTCTGTTTGTTCCAGATTTAAACCCGCCTGGTTTGTAATACAGTTAAACCATTCAGGAAGAATCCATGCCCTGTCATGAATAGGGCACCCTATTATAATCTTTTTGTCAATAGTTTTTAAATCAATCATTTATTCCAACCCCAACCAAGACCAATGTTCATGTCTACGATTACTCCAGTTTCTAATAGCTGCATGATATTTTTTCCATGCCTCTTCATCTAAAGGGTTTTGTACAGGCATAAATGGTCCTTGAAATCCTAATACTTCATCCTCTAATGCTACCCAAAGACGTAACGCTGTCTCTAGTGCTTCACGATGTTGTTTTCCTAGAGTGAATGTGCAGTTGTCTTCATTTAATCGTTGTTCTACTTCTTGTTTAGTTAACATCTATTCCTCTTTCTAGGCATGACTAAGTACAAACCTAAGCCAAGGTAACCCGAAAAATAAATCAAGCACCACTAAAAGTATAAACCAAGGAGATACGACAATAGCAATAATACCACCCAGGAGGGCGGCTATAAAAGCTAGGCAGCTTACTATCCAAACAACTACCCACCAGTCTATATGTCTATACCAAGTACTAAATACGTAACCCCAAGTCTCCCCTATGTACGCAACAAGTCTACTCATCTTTCAACCCCCCAAGTAGGTCACCAAGAACTTTTACTGACTTTTTACCAGACGCTCTTATAAATAAAGTGTCATCATCAGTCACAATCTTTTTCAATCTTTCTACAAGAATAACATAGGCCATCATCTGCTCTGTAACATCTGGAGAAGGAATTCCTCCTTCTGCCTCTTCAAAGTTAACTAACCTTATAACTCTTCTCGCTTGAATAGCCAAGAGGGTTTTAACAAAATTAATAATGTCATCAGGGGATGTAATCTCCACAGTCTGTAGTTTTTCTAGTTCACAGTATCCTCTGTCTTCATCTACGTAAGGACAAGCGGTTCGCAGATAACAGGTGGCACATTTAAGCAAAGAAATAACAGATTTTCCTGGCTTCCAAATTTCAATTTCCTTACCATCATCTACAATCTCTACCTCAATTATATCTTCGTCAGACATGTGTCTCCTTTAATGTAGTCACTCCAAGCAACAAGGTTTAATTTAGCCACTTCTCGCCAATCTTCCTTCTTAATAGCATCTAAGTCAATGTCTATAAATTTATTGTGGTTGTATTTCCTGGCAAGAAAAACTCTGACACTCCTCTGTGATTTAGGATAGGTTAGCAGTTGCTTTCCATCAAAGTAGAACGTAATTCCTCGCATCCCTAGTAGCCACATAGAAGAATTGGCAGAGACATTGTCTTTATGAAGCCACTCAAATCCATGAACTTTATATTTAGACTGCAGCTCTTTCTCATGGTTGTTAAAGAATATCTCTTCAGTCTGTGTTTTTAACACCGCTATGTAATCTCCATCTACGTAATGTGAGAATCTAAATATAGGAATAACAGGAACCTCTGTCTCTTCCCCCAAAATCGTAGAGAACTCAGGAACATCTAAACAAAAGTCTAGCACCTCTTGATTATTATTCAAAAAGTCAATTAGTCTGGGCATCTCTTCCTCAGATAAATTGCCTGGAATAATCATAACTTTATCAAAAACTGCCAACTCTTCTTTCCAATTTAGATTGGGGGTTCTTAAGACATAAGAAAAATCAAGACAAACATTTTTTATTCCTGCCCCTGCTAATAGAGAACGGTAGTAGTTGTGTTCTGCACCCGATAAATATAAGTCCATTAAAATACATACTTCTCAATGTATTCCCAGATTGAATTAACAACGTCTATTGGGTATGCCACTTCCAAATCTGAGTTTTTAAATGGGAAGGATAGCTGTCCATCAAACACACTCGGTCCTAATTGTACAACAAAGTGTGTCTGGTCCTTCCAACTAAATGCTGTCGGGCAATAGAAGTGCTTTCGCAATCCTCCTAATATTGCTGACACTTTATCCTCCATCAGGTTTACGAAAGTCAAGCTGGTTGTCACGTATTACTGCTATTAACCCTACTGCCAATCTTCGTACTTGGTCTTCTTGTAAATTGATATCGAAAGAAAAATCTACACCGTGAATAATTTCGTGAAGAAATGTTTGTGCCTCCTGGTATTCATGAAAGTATGGTTTGCTCTCACGCAATTTAATTACAGATTCTTCCCACTCAAACATGCCATAGCAACCTTCTCGGAGTAACCCAGCATGGTCCCTAACAACTGCAACATCTCTCCCAATAATTTTAAATTTCTTTGGAATTTTCAAGCAGTCCCCTACCTTTTCTTTAGAAGTTGTGTAGTACTAGATTGCTTATTCATTCCTTGCATTCTTGCAAGAGTTTTGGATGAAATTAGGTCACTAACGATTTCCTGGCAGGCGGATTTAATCTCGTAGACAGTAGCATCACGAAGATAAGGAATCTCGATACCATCTTGAATAATGGCATAGCCCTCACCATCAGGTCTAATAGCTACAACAAAGGCGGCGGTTAAATGTTTTTGTTCTTTCCTGTCATCTTTGGGGACAACTTTTTCGCAGTCCTTACAGATAGGACCAACAAAACTTCCATCAACTTTAGAAGCGTACCCTAGAATTGGTTCAAGAGGGTCTGTTTTTACACAGTCTGCCCCACATCGAGCACACTTATACTCCATATGACTCATTAATTCTTCATGTGTTAACTTACCCATTAGTCACCTCTACATCGTATTGACCTTCATTATCAAAAACTCTAACCTTAAAAACTGCAAGAGAAGTATTAGTATAATGACGATTAAAATACTGGATAAGTTTTTGATAAATGATTTCAGCATACTCAATACTAGTGTACACAGTCTCAGGATTAGTAGACTCTTTAATAGTTTTTAAAATAACCTCGTGCAAAGCAAATACCTTATCTAGGTCAACACCAGTAAAGCCTACTTCAATTGAGAAGTCACCAAGTTCAAAGTTTTCATAAAGAGTTGTCTTCATTTTTCTCCTTAAAATTAGTATTAGCAAACTCTCCAAAATAATTTTTGGCTGCTTTATCATACGCCTTAGCTGCTTCTACCTCATCATTATAAAAACCTAAATGCAATCGGTTACTATTTAATCTTATGTACGAAGCCCACTTTTTAATGTCTTTTCTCCAAGAAACCCCCTTATACTCTGATGCCCCCCAACCGCATTTATTATATTGGTTCTCTGAATTAGTTGCAAATCTTAAGTTGTCTTTTTGATTGTCTGAACCGTTTCTATTTTTATGGTCCACTTCTTGCTCAGGCTGTGCTTTCATAATTTCACGATGCATGAGTAATAAAACACCATGTTCCTTAGGCTTATGCCTAGCAGCATAGTAAGTGTTTCCACATTTCAGAGCATGCCATTTATGCTGATTAATAAATTCGTAGTCTTCATCATCAACGAAAGCAACTTGGCTCCGTGTAAGTAGAATCTCTCTCATTTATCTACTAAAACCTTTATTCGTATAGCTGTTACGTCCGATTTCCCACCTTTTTCCTGTGACAAATCCAGAGAAACAAAACCAGGACGGAATGATAAAACAACACCGTTAGGGGCAAGCATTCTTTGAGCAATACAAAGTGCTTTAATTGTCTGATTTAGCGGCCCCGCCCCGATACTTAATAGTTCACAGTCATTACCTTTTGTAACGATTCCTGCGATTGCGCCTGCTAGTTTTGTACATGGGGTATTCCCTGCCACTTTTAAAACCTCGACTGCCATTTTTAATTCTCCTTTGATTCGATTTTGTATCGTTCTTCGTTTACAACTCTAATAAAGTCTTCAAGAAGTATAACTACTAGCTCCCCTCGCATCCCTTTCTTCTTGATAACCAAGATTGGTATTTTGTTTTCTCCTGGATAGAGCTTCTTGTTATCTTCTACCAACTTATTATACCATGTTACTGTAGCTAATTCTGTACGCCACTTACAATCAATACTGAGCCAGTCATGTTCAACATCCAACATGGAAACCCCGAAGTCATCACCGCGCTCAAGCCGAATCCCTCCAAGCTTTTTGGCAACAATTTTTTCCAGAGCTTTCCATTGTTGACTTATTTTAGGCACTCTTATTATACCACTTATTCATAAATTCTTTTTCGTGGGCTTCTATTTCCTCGGCTGACTTTGCTATATAATTATATCCGTGTTGCTCTTCCCCCTCAACCCAATTAATAGATACCCCATATGAATGCCCACTCGGAGTCTGCCCCTTGCTAATGTAAGGCCAATCGAATAATGGTAGCTGATTTTTCATTATAGATTCGCTTCATTTTGTGCTACTGTTACATACCTACTTAATGCGAATATGTAACGCTCGTATCCTTCTCTCATAGCTTTTAATATACTATACCTTGCTTCAGCCATTGTCAACTTTTCTTTAGTAGCCACTACTGAATCAGCAACATCCCGTAAAGCTTTCTTAGTAGTCACTTGAGTATTTTCAGCTAAGATATATTCCTTAGCCTCATTAAGTTCTAGAGAACGTTCCCAGGATGTTACTTCACTCTTGGCTGTAGCCTCTAAAACATTTGTGTAAGCAAACAACGAAGTGAAGATAGCAATCTTATTCATAATCTCATAAGGTGTTAAGTCATCAAAGCTTAATGGGAACTGTTTGTCTTCTTCCTTTATGTACCCTGGGTTTGGTGGGAATGAAACCCCATGAGTACCAAGGGCATCAAAAATTTTATCTGCTGCCTTATAAGGGTTGAAATTAAATTCGGTCTTCGCTATTTCTTCAGGAGTTTTCATCTAATTTACACACCCCATTTCTGTAACGGCATTTAGTACGTTGTATTACCTCTTTAGAATAGCATAATCCTTCAAGACTGTCAATGTTGTCTTCTAAGTATGCCTTCCATATCTTTTTCATCTTATCCATTAAGAAAGAGATTGAGTTGTAGCTACGTTTAACTAAAAATAAACGAAGCTCCGATGTATTTTTGGCAACGTAAAGCACGATAGCTTCGTCAATATCTCCTACTATTCTAGCACCTATAATTGTGGGTGCATTATTAACCACTTTAGTTATAGCTTTGTCTGGATGTAACTCGAAAGTGTCACCATTT